TTCTGAACGTTAGGATGGTGTCCGTCCACGTCAAAGCAGTCTGCCCCTCGAAGTCTTCTTCGTCTTGGCCAACTCGCGTAAGCGTGAAGATGAGGTTGCCCATCGTCGTGCAACTCGCGCGCAATAAGAAATCGCTCAACACCAAGTGTTCCACATAGAAAATCTCGTAGGCGCTCGCGTGAGAGTTCCCCACACTGGGGGTAGGTGAGGAATACATCCCGTCCATCAAAAGAGAAAGTGCCGCTGGACATAATATTACCCAGCGGCACTCGGCACTCGGCACTTCCTTATATAGCCGATGCAGAAATCGAAAAACATTTCGATGGCTACCGGGTGGGTTGCACGCGCAGTTTTCCACACCGTTTATAGGTCAGCTGGAATCGTCGCGCCTTCCGCATTTCTAAATTCGGCAATCCAAGATAACCAAAATATTTCTAAGAAGCGTTCCAGAGGACTTACCGTTTTCGGAAGTGACCCAAAAAGGCTTCGTCTTTCTGATCTTAGTTCTCCTCGTCTTTCAACTGCTCTTCACATGGCGATCCGTCGTAGAACTTTTAGACGTCGCCCCAAACGTCGCAGACGATCAAAGCGTCGATTCAGACGCCGATCTACATTCACTAAACGCGTACGACGCGTCATATTCCGATCTCTTGAGCGGAAGGTTCTAAATTGCAATGGGATTTCCACTGTAAACATCGCAGAGGGCGATGGAGTCTCTCGAGTAGTGCTCGTTCATTCTCCGTTATCGCAAATGGCTCACGGTGATGAGGAGGATAGATTCCAGGGTAACCAGTTTTGGGTAAAAGGTCTATTGATCCGTGGACAATTTTCCATGGATTTGACTACACCATCTGCTGCCTCTGCAATTATGCGCCTTTCACTCATTTGGACACCTGAACAAGGAGCTGGATTCAATCTCGGGTTTGTTGGGTTTGGAAACACGACTACATCTAGTACCAATCCTGCCCAAGTTTCGCCTAATGTCAATCCACGCTTTTTCATGAATGCGGGTACGCCGCATACAGGTGCGGGTTATGTCGCACCGTTCGATACCACGCGTGTTAAAGTAATTAAGACCTTCATCATACCGGTAAATCCGTCAGGAGATACCCTCGGTACTCAGCTAGCTATGCCAACACTGTTCAAGTGTTACGTACCAATACGCAAGATGGTGCAGGTTGAGGATCCATTACAGTCATCTATTGCTGCACCACCCACCCGGTACAAACACGGTACCTATTTCTGGGTATTGCAGTGTCTCGCCGGTAACATCGGCACTAGTGCAGATACCGTAGTTAACATGTTGTATCAGTCATTGGTATATTTCCGTGACCCGTAATTTATTGAAATAAAGGTACAGTAACATCATAAACTTCTACGTTACCGTAAAGCCAGGTAAGTTCATCTCCGGAAAGAATTCTTCTAGGGTCCATGTCGGGGTTGGACACCCAGATACAAGGTCTACCCCAGTCAACAGTTCGTTTACGTCGATACTTATCTGTGAGAACAAATCGCTTCTGGCTTCCAAAGAAGGACTTCCATTGCGGGAAAAATTTGATGTTGATATCGTCGAGGATGATATACTTCGCTTCATCGTTCCAATCGTCGAGGTTGAATTGTCCACAGAAGTACATGTGCGGGCCAAGAGATCTTGCCCACTCAGTTTTCCCGGTACGTGTTTTCCCGACAAGTAGCAACGAAAGAGGTCGTTCAACATCTACCTAGTCAAAGTGGCTTTAGTACACCATTCAGTGAACAGCAGCTCCCCCGGAGGGGGCGGGGGGGGCGCACGCGATACTATCAAATGTAGCCGCGAGTAGCGGGTCCCTACCTCCAGATATCTTCCTGCCCATCCGGATAGCTCTCCCGGTTCCAGAAATTCGCAGCGATGTCGTCCAACGTATTCGGGTCGGCAACTTCCCCACCTCCACTCGCAAAATTCAAGAAGGCGTCCCAAGCTAAGACACAGATCTCGCGGATAGTGTTCTTCAACTCGGGCCAAAAAAGTCTCGGCATCGGGGCAGTCTCGTAATAGACTTCTCCATCCGGTGTTTCCACGATCGTGCTCAAGCTCTGCAATCTCGAAGTTAGCCAGTTTCTCACCGTCGTATTTAGCGCAATATTCTGCCACGGCTTTGGCGCTTCTCGGCTTCTGAACGTTAGGATGGTGTCCGTCCACGTCAAAGCAGTCTGCCCCTCGAAGTCTTCTTCGTCTTGGCCAACTCGCGTAAGCGTGAAGATGAGGTTGCCCATCGTCGTGCAACTCGCGCG